GAAAAGAAAACTCGGTCAGGACCTCTATCATTTCGGGGGATACTGCATTGCTCATGAAGTTGGTCGCTCGCAGACCTTCCCTCCGAATCTTGTTGGCGATGTTGATGGCAAAGGACCTGTTTGCTGCCTTCTTGTCCCGGCCTTCCAACGGAATGCCCTTGAACGCAATCCACTCCTGAATCGGACGGATAGGCGGACGCTTGTCCCGGTATTGGAAGGGCGAGTTAGGCGCACGTTTGGTTGAGTTTGCACCCTTGACACCGAGGTCCACAAACTTCCAGTAATCCGCTGCCTCAATAGCGACAACGAAGGACTGGTCGTTGAGGGATATCGGGGTAACGGTGATGGACTGCGAGAGGGCATTGCTTGCGATGGCGTTCGACTTGGCAAGGTTCTCCTTTGCAAGACGGACCACTCCTTCAAGCCACTTGACAACCAATGCATGGGACTTGTTCTCAATGGCCCCATCTTCGAGGGCTACACCAAAGTCGGCAAGGGCCTCCCTTTGGATGTCGGTCAGTTTCTTGCCTGACCCCCCTACAAAGACGTTGAACTCCATACGGGTAAATGTCCCCCGTGCTGGAATGTGTCTATCTGCGCCTCGCTCGCTCCGCCTCCATGCGTTCTGCCTCTAAAATATCGTGAATCAGGAGCGCATAGTTCAAGAACTCCACCGCCTTCATTGCGAAGATGGCATCGAACTTGAGAACGTCCTTGTTAGCCATCCTCCAGACGACCATCAGCCATCCGTAGCCGGCAAGCGGGCTTACGTCAACCCCTCGGCCTTCGTCATCAGGTGCTTGGAATAGTCGCTCAAAACTTTCAAGTAGGACTCTGAACTTAGCAAAAAAAAACTGACAACCCCCCAAACGTCGCCCACCTTGGCGTGTTTCTTCATGAGTTCGGCTCGCTCCGCATGGGCAGCCCCGTCGTACTTTTTCGGGAATAATCCGAATAACCCACCTTCCCGGCACAAGGTCGCCATGATTCGGTGAAGGTTCTGCAGGAGTTGTTTCTCGTCCGTGGTGTTTGCGTCCATTAACTCTATCAACTGCCCAGCCGTGAGTTCATCCGTGAACACCGTTGGAATCCACCACTTGCCACCGGCTTTGAACTTTCGCTTGTAGCCCAATGCAGGCAATGCGTTCCACTCGCTGATGATGGCCTTGTAACGCTTTAGGACGCTCTTGGCGGACATCTCTCGGACAAGTGATATATCCACCCCCTCAACGATTGCAACGACCCCTGCACGCTTGTCGTAGTCCCCAAGGACGCTACTGAACTCAATGGCTCCGATGCGTTGGAACTGGTCGATGGTCAGGTCTTGGAGTTTCATAGTTTCAAGAAGGTTTTGTAGGACGATGCCGACGATGCCGATGCAAGGTACTGACTGAACTCCTTATCAGCCTTGCGTTCTTTCTCCGAGTAATACCATGGAATATGCCTCGCTGACTCAAGCAACGAAACCCCACCGATGAAGTACTCCTGACGATTGTAAACGGCAAAGGTCGTGTCGATAGGAACATCAACCCTTGCTGCCATGATGACCCTTGAATTACGCTGACGAGTCGCCTCGTAGTTGTTCACATGGGTATAGTACGACGACCTTGGAGGCACGTCATCCCATCGGAGCGACAGGCCGACCTTGCCTGCTTGGGGGAATTGTTGCAGCCACTCCAAGCACATGGGAATCGTCCTCTTGCTGGTCTTGTAAAGGTCAAGGTCCGGGTCTGTAACCGCATAGAACGGCTCGCCAAGTTTCTGCACCAAGCCCGAAGTCCATGGGGCTTGATGGCCCAAGTTTTCGCCAAGCATTACGACCTTGCAGGGGTTCGTGGCGTACCACTCCAGCAAAGGTTCGTAGGTTGAACCGTTGTCCACGATGTAGATGTCCCCAATCCCCTCCCACTTGCTCAAGTCCCTGACCATCGCTTTGGGCCACGTCAGCAGGTTGCGGTTGTTGATGATGACGGGGATGCCCATGGTTAGAACTTGTAAACGGCAATGAGGTCGTCGTATCGGCCCGATTCGGTTAGGTCTATGGCCTCAAAGATTGAATTGCTCGGTGCTACGGCTGACAGGTTCACGAACCAATCCTTGCTCTGCACGTCTTCAATCATTAAGACACCGCCTTGGTTTATCAATGGAGCATACAGGCTGACGACCTGCAACATGGAGTCTAAGGTGTGTGGGCCGTCGTCCAGCAGGAAGTCGATGCCGTTCTTAAAATAGTCCCTTGCGACTTGCACTGATTCGGGTGTGTAGGCCGATGCGATGTGAAGCCTTGAACGAGTCCAGTCAATGTGCTTGTCAGCCTTTGGCTTGACTTGGTTGGCAATGTCGTAGAACAGGAACTTGGCCTTGGGCAGATACTTGCACCACATAGCCATGGACCCTCCGTGCCACACGCCTATCTCCACGAAGTTGATGTGGTCGGCTCGCATTTCAGCCAAGTACTTGGCATAGGTGCTTGTGTAGTTGTGGCCGTTGGCCTTGTCGGTTCCTCCTTCCCAGTCAGCACCATTGAGGTCTAACTCGTCGAGGATGGCAATCAGTTCTTTGTCTTTCATGGTTAAAATGTGATTACAAACTTTTCGGGACCCGGCCATCCGGGGTTGGTGTCGTGGACCTTCGTATCGGGCTTCTTGCCAATCCAATGTTCGGCTTGCCAGCGGTGGTCCCGTACCGGCTCACCCAGTTCCTTGATGTGGCTTGACTTGGCCCACCAATAGGTTCCACCAAAGTATGGGTAGCCGTCGGGGTTGTTGTGATCCGCCATGTGAGGGAACTGCTCCTTGGTAATCCAATGGCAGCCTACGGCATCGACTCCTTCGAGCAGTTGCAGGCAGCGTTCCCAAGCCACGACGTTGAAGAAAGTCATGCTGCGATTCCACAACTGGTTTATCAATGATGGGTCGCTTGCCCCCTTCGTGTGGGCGTACAGGTACACGGCTTCCTCTTCCTGCGAGGCCCGGTACATCTCGGTAAGCGTCGCCTGCTCCCAAGCGTTGGTCCGGGTTACCACGACCTTGACCTTATCGGCCACCATGGACCCCTCCAGCACCTCCTTGACCGCTTTGCGTTGTTCGGGTGGACCGACGATGCCTACACGGATTTCGTCCAAGACGTTAATGAGGCCGTAGTTGCACACCGCCATCATGTGCTGGTTGAGGATTAACTGCCAATTCCCTCCGCAATAGATGTGGTAGTAGTGGATGACTTTCATAAGGTCCAAAGGAGGGTTAGAAGGGTGATGATAAAGAAAATGGCTGCAAGCGTCTTCCCAATTTCGATTAGCAGGTCAAGGATGCGTTCCGTGTTCATGGGGTTATTTGATGAAGTAATTTTTCATGTAATCATCAAACTCGTCGTCTATATCTTGATGCTCGTTCTTGTACTTCCAAGCATCCTTCAACTGCTCTATCTCTAATTTCTTAGCCTCTTCCACTATTTGGGCAACTCTTTCCTTATGGACAGGCAATTCGTCTGCCGTACAAAAAGTCCCGAAATAATCCTCTTTGGCCATCATTTCAACAATCCACTCAACTGCTGTTTGCTTCATGCCCCAAAGTTAAACCACAACGTACTTCCCTGAGTTGCTAACCCTCAATTTGTTAAGGGCCACATACCGCATCGCATCGCAGGCGTGGTTGAAGGAATCAATCGGAACCCCGGTGTTCTTCCCTTCCTTGTCGGTGGCCCAAGTGTAGGACCGCAGTTCCTTGATGAGGTTGGTGGAGTCCTTGGTAACCTGCAACTTGTAGCGTTTCAGAATGTCTATCCCGTTCCTGACCGAATCAGGACCCTTTTCCGCTGGCTTGATGTTGAAACCTAACCGATAGATTTCCTCGATGGACTTGGGTTCTGCTGAATCCGCAACGATTTCCCAAGCCCTTGTGATGCCCAGCGACCGCAACTTGTCTGCGATGTCTTGGTTGGTCAGGCCTGTTGCGTAGAGCAGTTCTTGGATGAGTAGGCAGTCCCCTTGGCGGTAGATAGCGATCAAGGCCGTAGGGTCGTTGCTGAAGCCCCAGTCAAGCCCAAGGGCGACGAATTTCGCACGGCTGACATCGATACCCTCCACCACCTCGAAGTCCTCGTATATCGCACCCTGAAGCGTTCCTACTTGACCGAGGCCATAGACCTTGTACCAGTTCGCCCAATACTCCGAAGATTCAGCCTTGACCCTCGCTTTCTCGATGAAGTCCCTCGCACTCTTGGGGCAGGCTTCGTTGTCCTTGTAGGTTAGAATGAGGAAGTCCACGTCCTCGTCTTGCATCAGTTCGGAATGGAACCAAAACTCGTTGACCGGGTTCCAGTCAAGGATGACCGACTGCTTGGTCCTTGCAGCCAATTCCGTGTAAGCGTGGAAGGATAGGTTGTTGGCCTCGTTCATGTAGAGCCTGTCCCTTCTTGCACCCCTTAACTTGGAATCGTCGTCAGCCGAAAAGAACTCGATGTAAGACCCGTTAGCGAACTTGTACCGAAAGTCGGTGGCGTTCCATCGGGCAGCATTGAACCGCCCAGTAACGGTCATAATCTTCATGAAGTCCCTCATGGCCCCACGCTTCAGGTGTGGGATGGACTCGGCTACAACGCTCGTTTCCGTGTACGGATTCTTAGTGCAATAGTCAATCTCAACGGCAAGGATGGAATACGTCTTGGATGCACTGGAACCACCTTGTATCCCTTTGACGAACCGCTTTAACTCACGGACCTTATTTACGGCCGTGGTTCGGATGAACTTCTCCTGCTCTTTTACCGGCATTAGTCATTGTCGGGGAATAGGGGTTGCTCGATGTGGACCGTGTTCTCTTGGCGTTCCACAAGGTTGTTGAGGCGTTGAGTGATGGATGGGTTATAGATGCCAGCCATGCCCCCTCGGATTTGGTCCTCCCTTATCGCCTGCTTTATGCGTGAACAGACCTCCACAAAATTTTCGTACCTGTTGTCAGGATTCGTGAAGTATTGGTCAACTCCCTTGGCAACCCCTGACTTCCAAATGTAAAGCGTAAAGCCGTC